CGTCCGTTTCCGGATAACACCCGTAGGCCCGAGAGGTATTAACTCGGTTTGCCTGCGATTACTCGCTAGCAGCACAAACTCACGAAATCCAAATTAATGTCTATCGTTCCAGGGGATGCACTGCTATTTCGCGTCTGTTTAAACGCGCGGATGTTGTCAAGTATTACGTTCACTTGACTGCCGTCACCCGGGGGCAACGTCAAATCGAGAGGGGCCACCTCTCTCAAAACACCCTCATGCTTGATCTTATCGATGAAGCATCGGACATAACACGATGGAATCAATTCGGCATCCATTCTTGGTCTCCGCTTGCGGACAGAGTTCAAAGACTTTGCGTTAGGTATAACCGTAGGTTTATACTTAGGTTTCCTTTCGGACCCCCTTTCAATTCCCGCGTCCCTTACACGCTCTATCTCTTCTCTCATTGCGTTGTGTTCCTCATCCCTACTAAGGGAATAATTTTCAGGCCGAGGTGCCATACTAATCACTCCCTGTTTGGTCGGTTCAACACGATCGGGCAAGCTGGTGATAGCCTTTCTTATAACCTTGTCTTTTCGGCAGATGGCTACTAGCGGATAGGGGATTTCTGACAAATGCTTATCAGCCTGCTTGGCTAACGTCCTCGCATTGCGACGTACTATCTTCCTAAAGGTCTTGCCATCCGGGCTGGCCTGGGCTGCAAAACCCAAGACATCCTCTACACCAGCATCCATCCACATTGACGCCGCGTTAAACTTCCGCTGCCTACAGCCATACTCAAAGAGAGTGGAATTTATTTCGCCAAACTGGTCAGAAACCAGCGTCTTTTCTTTGTTGACGATTAGTCCCACTTGGCATCCCTGAGTGACTATTTCACCGCGAAGATTAGTGGTTTTGCGCACCTCACGCGTTAGCAGGTCATCGCCATTAACCAAAAGACGATGCCCACTCCATTCCTTAAAACTAATCTCCTTCCTTATTAACATGGCTGTGAGTGCCATATCAACTACGGTCTTGTTGATGATGCACAAAAGTGGAAAAGACATCACGGAGCCCATGGGCTGCCCTGTGAAAGTCTCCCTCCCGTCAATACGGAGGTTTGCAAGCACTTGCAATGCCTCGTGTTCCTCATCCGTAATACGGTCAGCCATTTCCTCCAGAACCTCAACTGCAACCCTGACGTAAGCCGACTTTATATTGTCGGTAGCCGACGAGTAATCAAAACTCAGTAGGGATGCGCCTTCAAGGCTCTGAACGTGCTTATCGGTTGGGTCTCCAACAAGCAACCACCCTCTCTTTTTCAACATGTCATATAATGAATAATGTAACGGGGCTAAGCGTCGTGTATTCTCAGCAGAGTACAGAGTAACAACTCTGGGTTTACCTGATGAAAACACTAGTTCAGTGCGACACTCGCTGTCAAACTTTTCCCGATTCCAATTACCTCCCTCTCTCCTTGTGTAACGCCGGGTAGCGTGACCGTTCGGAATGAAAGGAGCACGTCGACGATCCCATCC